ATCTCTCGTTTAACAACCCCAAAAACATTAAGTTATTCAATAGCTTACCGCCTTTACTTAATTTCATTTATACCCCCTTGCCCTAGCTCGCCCGCCAATGCGGCGTAGCCACACATATCAATAGCGTTATCAACATACGATGGATTGCCTTTATACCTAGCAATCTTGAGTAGCGTCATTAGTATTGCAACATCTTGAGGAGTGATTGGATGATTGAGATAGGCAGACCATAATCTTCCTATGTTAGCGAAGTTATTCTCTGCTTCGCCATGAGTTGATTGCCTGTCCTTACATATATATTCATTCGCAGTTCTTAATATCTCTGTCTTATCCATTGTATTCCTCTTATCGTTATATAAAATAATAATATATATTTAATATATACTAATGCGCATAGTATATCACATAGCACATACTCATCTATCATGCGTAAGGCCTACTGCCTTTCTTATCTATAATAAGAGCTTGCTTACGCGCTATCGTTCCCTCATCTTTAGGTATAGATATATGCACCCATGAATCAAACTCTCTAATCACTTGATCATACTGTATATCACTCTTAACTATCTTACTAACAATCTGATCGGGAGTAAGTCCGCTTATTCTTATATCAGCCGCACATCCAATACAATGTTGAGATGTTGGCTTACTACCTAACAATGAATTAACAGCCACACTACGATAACCGCTATTGACTATGATAGGCTTATTAAATAAAGCACGCACTTCCTCTAACAATTCAGCTACTCTAATTAGATTAGGAATAATCTTTTTATTAGGTGTGTTATCTAAAGAATGCCTTTGAGCAATATCGCTATGAGTTAATTCCTGCAATGTAAAATGCTTTGTCAGCTTCATTTAATCTTCATCTTCTCAACTGTTCTTAAAGTTCCCATGCCTAATAGGCCAAGTAATACTGTTAAAAGAGTATCCATTTGAAAAGGCACAAGAATTGGTTGTCCGCCGCAGAGCATGAGAACCCAATTGAGTAACGGAAATATAACAAAGTGAAGTGCAAAAGCGATTGAGCATATCCAGCCCACGCTTGGTCGCCATCCTGATTTAAATATATTATCTGATTGCGCTTCAATTGCATTTACCTTTATCTGTTCAAGTGCTATTTGAAAGTCTTGAGTTGTTAATAAGTTTTGTAATTGTTCTTGAGCTTCAGCCCTTTTGTTTTTATCGGGTATTACTCGATCAAGAACAGTTCCTATTGTGCCTATAACCGCATCTAAAAGTGCCATTAAAATTCCTCTAAATTAAATTTATACATATCACAAATTCTTTTAGCCAATTTATTAAATTTTAGCTCATGCTTATCAAAATCACTATGATTAGCTTTATATAATGCTACATGAATACACTCATGCATCATAGTTTCAAATATTTTATTCCAAGTATCACACATTTTGTCTATTTCTATTCTCATAGGCTCTGTGTGAAAATAGCCCATAACTTCGTTTGTATCTATAACACTAAATGAAATCTTATGCGGTTGCGGCATAGTCATTTCATTAAATGGCGGCAATGATGCACATAACTTATATATCTTACGCAAGTTCTGTTTGGTCAGTAATTTGTTTGGCATAATCCGCTTCAGTATATTGAATGATTCCATTAGGTGAATAATAGTTATAAATGCCTTGATTCTCATCTTGAGTTTTTAAACTATGATGAGATGGGCATAAACTTTGAAATAAATTTAATCTAAACTTATTACTATCTTGTCTATGTGGAAATACATGGTCAATATGCACAGCTTGAACTACTCGACCTTCAAGTAAGCAAGCCGCACATAATGGCTTCTTACTTAATTGAATAGCTCTTTGTTTTTTCCAAAAGGCAGTAGAATATAATTTACTATTCTCTCGGCCTTTTTCTGTTATGCCACCACCATGCTCATTGCAAAAAGTGGATCGGCTAGTCTTTAAATTCTTGCAACCTAATTCCCGACACTTATCATTAACGGGAGCGTATGGCATTAGTCTAAAAAGGTTAGCTTATACATTGTAGCTTCAACAATACTTAATAAAGCATCAACTTCATTTTGTAAGCTTGTATAAGGGCCAACAACTGCTCTATTAGCCACAATAAAATCTCTAATTGCTGTTACTTCTTGGAGTGGATCAGCTTTAGGTGGTTCATACATATTTGGATATTCTACAATGACTTGATATGCGCCTTGATATTGCTCAATGATTGTATCAACGGCATCAGGTAGCTTTTCATAATAACCTTGTAGGGCTTTATGCTTTGCATAGGATTTAGTTTGTAAATGCAATAAATGGCCGTTTGTTGATGCATGTAATAACTTTAAAAAGAATTCGCCGATAGTAACTTGTGGCACTTCTACAATAGCTTCGTTGATTGAATAAACTTTTTTCATAAGGTTACCTATTTATAAGATAAATGACGAAAATCATAATGATAACGCCGAGCATTAATTCTATCATAATTTGCCCTCTAAAATTGTTAATGTTTGGAGTAAAAGTTCCGATTCTGTTCCATACTTCTTTTCAAATGTTTTTTGACCTGCATGGAGCGCCACGCCGTAGCCACCATGTTGATGATGGTTTGGACACAATGGAATCGCAAGCGACCAATGGCTTTTTTGGCCAATTCCAGCGCCATGCCTAATATGGTGAATATGTGGTGCAGAATAGCCGTAACCAAGATTGCGACAAACAATGCAACCCATTTTAGATAACTTTTCATAATGCTTCCTTTCATCTTTATTCAATCGACCATCCTAAATTTGAAAAATAGGCTTCAATGCTTTGAATATAACTTGCAAATTCCTCTACTGTAAGATCAGTTGTTGATCTGACATAAGGAACTTGAACTCCGTTAATAGTTTTTTGTTCGGATAAAAAAAGATGTCCACAAAGTAAATGCACTTCCATTGGCAAATACCCAGTAAAGTTGCTAATGCTTTTATAAAGCCTACCCCATAAAAATTTATTAGCTTCAAGCGACCTAGCTTTATCAGCCTTTTCTTTTATCGTAACTTGCGGTGTTTTGCCATCTTTGATTAGCTCTTCCAAATAAATCATTAGTTGAGGAAGATTCTGTTTCGTTACTATCCAATCTCTGTGCTTCATCTTTTAACACCTTTGCGTCATCATGTATTTTAATCATCTTATTTCCATCCCATAATATATATCTATTTGCGCCATCCGCAAGACTATATCGAGATATATAATAATTATTGCGCTCTATGCAAAAATTACTAACCTTTTTCCATTTATTTTGCGTCATGTAAATAATAAACTTTGTGTTTTTACATTGCCACCTGAATTATAAGTTTTACTATCACCTTTTGGATATGGTAAAACTTCATAAAGCAATTTTGATCTCATAATTTTTTTATCAGTTTTAGAGCCATGAAATAAAATATATCTATGCTTTCTGCTTCTTTCTGTGTAATAAAAATCCTCGCCATATTTTTCTTTAATACTTTCTAGCGTCATACCATCAGATATTGTTTTACTGTGTTTATGTTCTAACCCTTTAACAGTCCAATCAACTCTATTTGCAGATAAGCCTGTATATATAAAATTAGTCGATTGATATACATAACCTACATGGCCTTGACCTGTGTCTGCATAACTGACAACAATTGATGGTTTAGGTAATAACTTAATTCAATTAGCCACTAAAAAACTAGATTCATTTTTATTGTTTTCTAACAAACAAAGTCTATTTAATTCTAAAACTTTATCTGAATATTCTTTTCCGCATATTCCCATACATAATGATGGGCTTGCTGGTATTCCGTAAGTAACAACGCCTTTTAATATACCTTCATTATATAGACCAAAAGCATGCATAATTTGTGGAATTCTTTTTGCATAATGCTTTTCTAAAAGCCATTGATAAGTTTCTTCATTTTTTATAGGTAAAACTTTCATTTAGCATTCACCGCTTCTTTAGCAGTCTTTAAAGATATAGCAGGATAGTTTTTAGGATTAGCAATAATTCTATGCGCCCATGCTCTCATGTCTTTTAGCTTCTTGTCCTCTACTGGCATCTTTTCATGGATCATGGCCAATAATTTATCAGCTTGCGCTTTATTTTGTTGATTGTTTAATTTAGGTGCTTGAAGTTGAGCAAACTCAATTGGTTTTTCTCGACATAGTTGCAATATGTCAAATACAGTAGGCATAAATTTACTACTATCAACATGCTTATCAAAAGCTTTAGTAACTACACTAAAATCATACTTTTCTAACTTGGCAAACCAAACTCTAATTGTATCTATATCTAATGGCGGTCTTTGATAAAGAGTTGCCAAAGTATCCATCATAGATTTAAAACCTATCTTATCGTCTTGTGTCATTCATTGTCCTTTTTATTTAGCCATCATATACAAACCGACATTTCCTAATGCATAACCAAAATAACAAATACCCATTCCATTATTACCAAGCCAAAACTGTTCAACACTTATATAACTATATATAGCACCTGTAATAATAATTAATATATGGCTCAAAATGGTGGCTCTTCAGTTATTAAATCAAATACATTTTCTTTTGGTTGAGGTGGTAATCTTTGAATCTTATGATTAGGTCTATGCAATACATAACAATCAGCTTCATGCTTTGTTCTAAAGCGTATGATTGGCTCACCAAATTCATCAAATACAATATATCGAAATAAAACTTCCATACAATTACTCATCGAATAAATGCCAATTCAATTAATAATGAGAATCCTAATAATAATCCAAATGCACCAGTTAGCATTAATAATTTAATTGTGTAATCTAAAATTTTAATCATTAAACCACTCCCATAATAAATATAAGAAAAATGAAAAAACCAAGAATATAGCCAACCACAAAATAAAACCGACAATCTTAATGGCCAATAACAAATTTGCTACTGTCATATTTTTTCTCAATTCCGTTAATGGTTTTAGAATTTTTAACTCCAAGCTCTGATATAACTAAATTATGCTTTTTGCCTTTAAGGTCGCGCATCCATTCTAGGCTATTTGGCTCAAAGAATGAAATCATTTTCCAAACAAGCTCATTATTATTGTTAAACTCTTCTATCAGCCAAGCTTTAGTTTCCATATTGTCTTATCCTTTTAGTTTTTCTAATATAACCTTTGCATTTCTTACTGAAGGAACATCATTCCATCTAGCATCGCCTTGAGTAAAAGTATCAACTATCCAATCTAAAGCTTCAACAAGCTGATTTACATCTTGAGCTAATTGCTTACGATACTCAAGATCAACTTGTGCTTGTCGATGAACTTTTAAAAGCCATTCTTTTGTGTTGGGTTCTTTATGCTTCATTTTGGTTAATTAATCTAACTTCCTTAAGTTTTCTAGTATTGCCATCAAATACAAATTCTACATTGCATTTAGCAAAGCGTCTAGGATTAGTAAGAGCGCATAGGCCTACTTTATCATAAGCTCTTAAAAATACAGAATATGGCGCTACTATATCAGGTATTGGTTCGGGTTTAGTTCTTGCTACTTCCTCAACATTGAGTTCGCCATTTAACTGACGAACCCAAGTTTCTAAATTGCCCATTGTTGTATCTTGTGTCATGTCTTTTCCTTAATAAAAAATGTGATTGTTATATGCTAATTTAACTACTTTATCTTTAGCCCAATATGGTTTTATATTTTTAGTATGAAACCATTTTGCGCCCCTTGTTGGATCACTTATCCTTTTTTCTAAAATCGCTTTTGCAAGCGGTTCTAAATATGCTATCTGTGTTTTAGTTGGCATTCCATAATCAATAAATTGATATTGTTTAGGTTGCTTAATTATTTCACAAATAGTTTTCGGATAATTTGGATCGGCTTTGCGGTTAATCGCAGTATAAGCAGTTGCAACCATGCCAATATTGCCTTCACCCCTTGCTTCACCCCACATAAGTGCTGATAAACATAATATTTCATTAACCATCTTCTTTCCTAAAATGTTACTGATACAGACTTTTCATCAGTCCAGCTATGACTACGAATATAACTAGCTGGATAAGGGATGAACTGTCCACCCTGCTTAAACCATTCAGGCGATTGTTTCTGCCATTCTAATGCTTTAAGAACATCTTCTATATTAGGTCTTATCGTATTCCAAGCTTTTCTAGCATCCTCTTTCTTTTTCTTTTTTGGATACTCATTCCAAAATATATCAAAGTCCATAGATATATATTGGTTATTAGTTATTAAGTTATTGGTTAGTGGTTTATGGTTAGTGGTTAGTTGAACGCCCGTTGAATTTAAATCAACGCCCGTTGAACGCCCGTTGGAATTCGCCCTTTTTTCGGCGCTTACGCGGCCTGCTTTACTCGCAATTTCAAGTCTTTCTTTATAAGTTTGTATCTCACGATCAGACCTTCCTTGAACATAACCAGCTTCAGTTTTAGTCCAAAAGTCCAAAAGAACATTTCGCATAGCCTTTTTTTCATCTTCAGTCCTCGCATTAAATAATCTAAAAAGCTTATCTTCATCCGCAGGTAGCGGTTTTTCATCAAGATAATATTGATCTAATAATTGTCGATAACATCCATGTTCTAGCAATGTTAAGTGTGTAGTATCTTTCCTGTAATCGGCGATATTGTATTGATAATAGTGCATAGTTTCCTTCCTAGTGTCTTGTTATGTGCTAACACTATAAAACGAAAGTTAAACTTTTTGCAAGTAATTTTGGATTATTTGTTGGGCTTCCTCAAATCCATAGGCCACTTCAGCACCATAACCCATTGATTCTGCTAGATTTAAGAACTCTATTTGATTTTGTTGTAATTTTGCACCTTTTTCCTTTTTCATCTCTAAAAATAGCCCATGAAGGCCTTTTGCTGGAATCATAAGGAATAAATCGGCCACGCCTGCCGTAACGCCCTCTTGCTTTAATTTAATAGCTGTGCCTATATGTCTAGCACCGCCATTAGGTATGGCAAACAAGCATTTAGCCATTAATGGATATTGAAGGCGAAACCATTTAATAAGCAAAGTCTGTGCCAAATGTTCATTATTTTTCATAAATATTTTTAAAAAAGATTGCACAAAGTTATTTTATATGGATAATAACACCTAGCAACACATTTTTAACAAGAAACTATAAGGAAACGATATGAAACTAATAGCAAATACACCTGTTGGAATATTCAAAAGAACTACAAATACTGCATATAAATATGTAGTTGTTTGGTCTAGCCTACGATCACTTCAAGTTTCAGAAAATTTTAAATATAATGCAAACATACCTAAAGGCGTTGAAGCTAGATGGGTTAAAGATCATGGCTTTGGAGTTACATGGCATGGATCAAAACAATCTGCTGATAAATCTGCATTAGGTTCTTATTCTTGGGATAAATCAGCAACTTTAGTTGGCGTGTATGAGGTGCAACAATGAAAACACTATTAACCGCACTATTAATCGCACTCCCGATCCTAGCGGTCGGGGGCGAGCCAGTTAAGCTTCGATATAATTGGGTTGAGAATAAATGGAATTACGCACCTCAATCTGCCAAATTAAAATATAATTGGACTGCCGATAAATATGAGTTTGTAGTTCCTAACTCCGAACTCAAACTTAATACTCAAAGCAATAACTACGAGTATGTTCAAACACAAATTGATCCTTACAAATCTGAAATAGGGGAATAATATGACAACACAAAATAAGAAATTAGTTATCTATGCAATTGCTTTTTGGGCTTACTTTGGCTTGTGGTTATATGTATTGTATCCTTTACTAGACAAATTCTTAAAAGGCGTATAATATGACGACAAATCAATCACTTACGGGAGCTAATATGGCTAACGAAATTGCAGTTGAGAACAAAATTCATATTCAAGCTTTGCATCATCCTGATCCTGATTTTTATGGCGATGATGATCAAATTAGAAATATGCAAGAATTAATTGAATATTACTTAAGCTTCCAATGTCAAAATTGGGGCGATTTATATGCTGACGCTGAAAATTCAGGCCCATTTATTACTCGTATTCATAGCATTTTATTTGACGCTAAAGATGATGAGCTAGGCCGTATTCGCGATGAATTTAATAAAGCTATAAAAGACATGGCCAAGTATGTTTATAATAACCATGAAACTAATAGTTGGGCTAAACGCATCTATGATGCTACAATAGAAAATATAGTTTAGAAACTTTTACAAGGACAAGATAAGATGAAAACTTCCGAAAGCATCAAACAGATTGCTGAAGCTTTAGTGTCGGCGCAAAAAGAAATTCGATTTGCCGTTAAAGACGCTAACAATCCTCACTACAAAGCAAAATTTGCAAGTTTAAATTCAGTTATTGATTCGGTTAAAAAGCCACTCAATGACAACGGGATTGCTATATTGCAATCTTTAAGCCCTTCAGACGACAATAAACTCCATTTAACAACTCGTTTAATCCATAGTTCAGGGGAGTGGATCGAGGATACTGCCGTCTGTCCTATTCAAAAACAAGATCCGCAAGGATTAGGATCAGCAACTTCTTATATTCGCCGTTATAGTTTATCAGCTATGTGCGCCGTTTATGCTGATGACGATGATGGCCAATCCGCAGCTCTTAATGCGGCAGACTATCTTCAAAAAATTACCCAATCACAATCATTAGAGGAACTCCAGGCTAATTATAATTTTGTGATGGGCGAGGTTAAGAATGATCGCACTCTATCTAAACTTGTAATTGAAGCTAAAGATAAAAGAAAGGCGGAACTATGATTGACGGATTAAGAAACAGTAATTTTTACGGAGTGAAGCTACCCTATTCCGATCAAGAATTAATGGCTATAGAAGCCCGTAAAACAAGAATAGAAGCTATTAAAAGAGAGCTAGGTGATAAATACTTATTAGCGCCTTTATATGGCAAGATTAAAAGCCCTCGACTATGAATGGGGCTTACTCATATAAAGAAAGAAATAATGTAGTAAATATAGCGGAAGTATTGTTTGAAGCTTATTGCCAATCCAAAGGTTATTTTTATAGAAGATTAGGCTTTGATGAAAAGAATGATCCTATTCCTAACTTTTATGATTTAAATACTTTTATTAGAAATATGCCTGATTTTTATATTAATAATAATGGTAAGGCTGGACTAATAATGGTTAAGGGAACTGCCAATGTTAAAGCTTCAGAAATTAAAATGCTCCCTATGTTTATGGAATGGTATAGCTCTGAAAGATGCCCTTTGTTATATGCATTCTGTTTTAAAGATCAAAAGCCTTTATTGCTTTACCCTGATAGAGTAATAGGTCTTTATGAAAAATCAACCGATCAACAATGGCATGATGGCGTAACTTATAGGAACTTAAATTTAAATGGATAGAATAATAAAAGGTATAGAACAAGGTAGCCCCGAATGGATGGCTTTAAGAATAGGTAAGATTGGTGGCTCAAGAGTATCGGATGTATTGACTGAAGGTCGAGGTGGAGCTGAATCTTTAATTAAGCGTAAATATAAGAATGAACTTATTAGGGAAAGATTGACAGGTAAGAAATTAGAAACTTATAAAACACCTGCTATGCAACGAGGAATCGATTTAGAACCTATGGCTAGAGCATGGTATGAAGTTAAGTATAATACCTTTGTGGATCAAGTAGCGATTGTTTTACATCCTACAATTGATGGCGCTCAATGCTCACCTGATGGAGTGGTTGAAGCTACCAATTCTTTAATTGAAATTAAAGTTCCTAATCCTGAAAACCATTTAGATAACATCCTAACAGGCGGTAAACAATTAGAACAGTATTATGACCAGGTGCAATGGCAATTGGCTTGCATGCCTGAAAAAGAATTTTGCGACCTTATATCATTTGATCCCGATATGCCTGATCATTTGCAAGGGTTCGTAAAGCGTATTTATCGAGATGATGAATATATTAATAACATGCAGAATGCGGTGATCGCTTTCTTGTCTGAAATAGAAACTATTGTTAATAACTTAAAGGAAATACAAAATGGCAATAACTCATGATCTAATCGCTAAAACAGGCGAATATCAAAATGCTGCGGGCGAAACAAAAGCTCGCTGGACTAAAGTCGGTGTGGCAATGTCCAATAAACAAGGCGGCACTTCACTTCTTATTGAATCAATCCCTGTCAATTTTGACGGCTGGGTTACTATGAGAGAACCGCAACCTAAACAAGGTGGCGCATCTGAAGATAAAGCTGACTTACCATTTTAATGATTTTACTGATGGATTTGTTTATAAAGAAGCCCATAATGAATTTGCAGTATTTATTAATTAAAGGGGAATATTATGTGGACAACTCCAGCAGCTACAGAAATGCGTTTTGGCTTTGAAGTAACTATGTATGTTATGAATAAATAATATATATAAAGTATATACAAATAATTAAGGGGCTTTATGCCCCTTTTTTATTAAAGTTTCATGCAAATTGTTTCTATTTTTTTTATATAAATCAATGATTTGAATGAAAAGGGATGTAAAGTATAATTTACATTATTTAATATAGTGATCGCCAGTATTTCCATTTAAACCAATAATATCTATACGATCCTCATCCCAAGCCGTTGTTTCATCAGAATCATAATACCTATCTTCATATAACTTATTCTCTTTCTTGCCCCATATACGCTCGTAATTCTCGTCATAAGCCTTCTTTTGTTTAAGTTTAGTAGTTGATCCTTTTCCAGCTTCAGAATATTTACTCATAGTTTTCTCTCACCCAATTAGAAAATTTAATTAATTCGTCTTTATTAGCAGTTAATTTCATAGCGTTAGCTTTAAAAGATATTACCTGAATATTGCCTTTAATGTAACCTTTAGCATTATCTATACGATCAAGGCTGGGGCTTAAATCGCGATTTCCATCTATGTTTTTTTTAATCGGAAGCCCCAAAATAGGGCATATTTCAGGGATGATTATATCGGATATTTCTATATTGAATTCAATGCCTTTAAGTTTGGCACGATGTTTAGCTAACTGAAAAAGATTCTTTTCGCGATTCTTATCTTTCCAATCGCGCAAATATTGTTTGCAATTGCTCTTATCTTTTAAGGGCATATTATTTTTTAAATTTAGAACGCGCCCATTCAAAAATTCTAATTAAATACCAAACGATTGATAACAATGCGGCAATTGCTGGTAAAAATTTCATCACAGTCCCTAAAACTGTAACTCCCGAAACTGTATCTAATACATGTTTCGTATGTTCTTGCATATCCATAATTATTTCTTTCTACTAATTAATAACATTTCTCTCAATAGCCAAGTAAAGGCTACCATCATTGTCGCCAGCAGATATAAAAGCATAAGAACCACAAGATAATAAAAATACCAAGTAATTTTTACCATCGTAGTTATCAACATCAACGCTTTTGATTGTTTTATTTTGTAGAAAATCGAAGAGATCATCAATTGTTTCGGTAGAACTCAAGATTAGTTTTTAACCTTTCATTATCAGGTTCTAATTCTAACGCAATTTCACCATGATGTCTTGCTTCGCACATCATTCCTAGATTATATGCAGATAAAGCTATTAGATCATGTGGCAATGCACCCCATACATCAGGTCGCATTGTATATACTAATGCTTTGTCTTTAATATCTAATGAT